ATTTGTTGATAGAGCCTGTTGTTGTTGACTCGGTGTAATTGCCCCAAACGCGGGGGTAACATTTGCCATAATTAATTAGTTTTTAAATTTTGTGTTTTTAATTTTAAGTTTTGAAGAGTCTACTCCACTAATAGCTTTAACTTTCATACCACCAAAAGTAATTTCCCCTGTAGGCGCTTGCCTAGGTTCTGTTGTAATGTTTTTGGACTTAGCAATTTGTTCTTTAATAGCATCGGTTTTACCCTGCTCATAAAAATGACTTGCCATAGTATCCGCATTTCTGGCAGCATAAATAGCTTTGTGATAACCAGCAGGATCTTTCATATCTCCATTTTCGTTTAGGAACGTCCCTACGAATTCAGATAAATCTCTCTGCTTGTTAGCAACTACAGAAGGATCTTTAACGCCGTACTTAAAACTTTTATTTCCTAATTTAAAATCAAAACCTTTGAAATCATTAGCAAAATAATTATTAGTAGTTTGTATAAAGTTCTCTCTGACGAGCTCGTTAGCTTGTTCGTCTTCTTTGTATCGGTTAAAAAAGTCAGTAGCTTTTTGTTGGTCTTGAGTTACACCAGGTCTCAACTTGATTTCCTCGTAATATTTACTCTTAGTGTCCTCTAAAAAGTTTTTGGCTTTTGCAACTTCTTCTTTAAACGCAAGTTTCTTTTTACGTATATCTCTGTCTTCATCTAATTCTGCGTCATAACTAAAGTCTTCTAATAAAAGACTTACATCTTCTGAATCTAAATGAGGTTTTGTTTGTTTATAATATTCTCTAATTAATGTAGTATTATCTACATTAGAATAATCAGCATTTAACCTAGCGTAATCTTGCACATCACCTCCCGTGTCTTCCATAAACTTTAAAAGTTTATTTACTCCTTCTGGTAATTCAGGAGCCGGTGGTTGAGCGGTAGCAATTGTAGGCTCATTTTGTATAGGTTTATCTATTTTAACCTCTTCGCTTTCATTTAATTGTTGTAAAGGCGAATCTATTTTTTCCGCAACATCCTCACTGGAAGTGACGGGCTCTTCGTGTATTTGTCCCACTTCTTGCAATCCCACTCCGGATTGTTCTGTGCGTAACACGCTTTCCTCTGTGCTGGGTTCTTGAATGGCATCTGTTTTTTCTTTTTCTGGAAGATTACTTAAATCAATCTTTGTTACATTAGATACTTTACCTAAATTTTTAAATTTTGGAGTTTTACTTTTTATTTTAAACTCCCCTTCTTGTTTTACTTCTTGTGTTACTTCTGTTGACATGATATAATAAAATTAATTAATAAAAATTATCTTGGGCCAAACTGTTCTAAACCAAACCCACTTAAATTATCATTACCTGATGATTCAAAGTTTTTTGGTAATAAATCATTTTTACGTTGATCTATAAGTTCAGATTGTTGTGTGCCTTGTATTTTAACTCTTTCGTCTTTACGATCTTCTATTTCTTGTTCTTTTCTTGTTGTTGCTTGAGCTTGAATTTGAGCTAATTGCATTTGATAATTAAACTCTTCTGCCATTAATTGCTTTTTGATTAAAGCCTCTTGCTCCATTCTTTGTATTTCATAATCAGATTTAGCTTTTTCTAATTGCATTTTTGTTTCAGCTAAAGCTTGCCCTTTTTGAACTTCTGCCAAGGCCGCAGCTTCAGAAGCTTTTGCATTAGCTTCTCCCTGCGCAGCTATATTAGCTTGTTGTATTTCTTGATCTCTTTTTTGCTTTTGAGTTCTTTTTACTTTTAAAAGTTGATTAGCTAATTTAAGATTGTTTACTTGCCTTATATCAATAGCATCTTCTAAATCAATATTACCTTGCTGTAAAGAGACTTGAATGTTTTGTTCTAGTTGCGCTTTTTCTTCTTCATCTGGCTCAAGCTCTAAAAATATTCCAAAGTCATGTAAGCATACATTTTCAATTTCTTCTAAAGTTGCTACATTAAATGTATTTATACTGCTTAATAAAGATTCTCGCGTTAACGGGAATTGTAATGCATCGTTTACTCTTAAGCTTATATTTTCTGCAGTTTTAATAGTTATATACATTAAAGACTTTAGTATATGTCTTGTGGCCGTATTTGAATTAGCAGCAGCCATTTTTTGTAGTCCAACTAAAGCATTTTTATCTGGGGAACTTCCGTCTCTAGCTTCATTTAATCCAGTTGTATCTCTTATCATTTGTAAGTAATACTGATAAGTTTGTATTAAAGCTTGAATTTTGGCAAGACCACTAGAAGATTGCAATTCTTGTATAGGCACTTTACCTCTGTTTAATTCACCATCTTGAGTTAAAGATCTTCCAACAATACTACCAGTTTGGAAATACATATTTAATGCTTCTGCTGGATTGTAATTTGTGCCATTACCGAGATCAACTTCTGCAAGGCCATCCATGTCTAAATATACACCATCTGGAACTACACGAGACAATACTTGTTGTAATTTTAAATGTGTTAGCTGAATCATGTCGGCAAAACTTGTTATTCTATTTACTAAAGAATCAACTTTACCTTTATACATTCTAGGTGCAGAAATAGAATAATTCATATTAACTTTAGTAGTATCAGAAAAAGGTCTTGTCATGTTTTCTGCAAACTTCCAATCTAAAACTCTACCCATTCCTAATACTTTAGCTCCTGTATATAAAACCTCTATACTTCTAGAAACTCTTTCAAAATTATCATTTTCTGGCGGATCAAATAAATCATCTTTTTCAATAGTTTTTTCTAAACCTTGTTCAGTTCTTTTAATTTTAAAAACTTGATTAGTATAAGTTTTGTATTCAAAAAACAGTATAGACACTAAATTACTATCATCACCTCCTGCAAAATTTCTTACATAATTACTATACTGCGAAGGCCCTTTAAATTTTTGTATTTCTTCTAGCTCAGAGTCTGTTAAATAAGAAAACTGTCTTTTAACTTCGGCTAAGCTTAAATTTTTAACTTCTCCTACATAATATATATCTTCAAAATTAGGATCTTCTGTGTAAGAATAAACTATTGATGCGGGATCTACATAATCAACAGTAACCCCTTCAGATAAGTTAAAACTTGTTTTTGAACAGCCAATTCCTAATACTGCTAAGTCATATGCAATACGTCGCTGATCTTCTTTATATTTATTAGCATTAAAAACATTCTCTATTAATTCTTCTTCTGCAATTTCAACAGCCTGCTTGTAATTTAGCTGCATTACTAAATCTAATTCTTCTTTACTTTTTGGAAGGTTTTCTGGGTTAGAAGTATTATAAAGATCAGCACCGGTAGACTGTTTAATATTTTCAACAAAAGATTGAGAATACATATCTTCCATTATACTTGCCGCGTATTTAGTTCTTTCTTTTAGCGCAAATGGATCTGTAGCAAAAGATTTTATTTTATAACCTTTTTCTGTCATTCCGTTTACTACAATATCTACAAATTTTGGAATAACTGGTACAATCTTCCAATCCAAATTTAAATAAGACAAATCGCCATTAATAGACAATTCATCTTTATATTTTTGAACGGGTTGCTCTCCTCTAGCGTATAACCTTAAACTGTGATAGTTTTGATAATTTTGTAAATATTTATCACCACCTATATCTTGTCTGAACCATTCGTTTTCAATGGCTTGAGCCACTCGTAACCCATAGTCATAACTATTCTTTACTGAATCAGGTACTACCTGGTCTGGGAATGAACTGTTATAATTTGTGTAAACCATTTATTTTTGAATTATTTTTGATGTAAAACCATCATTATTATACTTTTTTATTCCTAAACTTACGGGCTTAAATACTCTTTTAGCTGATGGTGCATATTTATTTTTATTACAAGCCATTATAGCCAGTCCAGAGCTAATTGAAGCATCAAACTTTGTTCTATTGTTTAAATTAAATTTAGACCAATCGTTTAAAGTTCTTAAAAAATACATATCTCCGTAAATATCATTATTAAAACCAACATAAGAATCTATGTAACTTTCTATTGCGGCAGCGTGCGCCTGCTTCATATCTTCACTTGAGTTTGGTACGCCACCAATTTCTTTTTCAGTAACAGATAATTTATTGTAATTTTTGTCAGGTCTATTTATTGAATAACCTCTATAACCTCTTCTTTTTAAATAGTACAATAATCTAGGTTTGTTATTTTCTGCTAAAATAGGCATTCCATAAAACACTAAAGCCATTAATACATCTTCAAAAAATGTTTCTGCGTTATCAGGTCTTGCAACATATTCTAAAAAAAACATATTAGGTGGAACGTCTTCCATAGAAAACTTAGTTAATCCATGCAAAGATCCTTTAGAACCTCTACCGTCTACTGTACCGGATATGTCATAACTATCACATCCAAATGCGCCACAGTGTTCATTACCAGGATATTTCATTCCATTTTTTAAAAACATTCTGTTTTGCATACTATTATCAGGTACCCAAGAAACAAAAAATCTTCCTTTGTTATTTGGCACAAACATTACTTTTGTGTCTTTGACACCACCCATCCATTGAAAATTACCCTGTGTTACTAAACTTGAATGTTTAATATCTTCATTATAATCTATTTGTTCATAGATCTTAGTTAGATTAAATAAAGATTGTTTGGTTTCATCTCTAAATGCGTGTTGCATAGTTCTTGGGAACTGTCTATAAAATTCATTTAAAGCATCTTGATCTGTTTTTAAACCATCTACTTCATTTTGCCAATAATCTATTACACCTATATCTACTTCGCTTTTATCTATGCTAATTACTGGTTTTTTCGGTGTATCGAATATAGGTATTCCATATTTATCAATGAATCCTTCGTAATTCCATTCCATAGGTATGAACAAAGAATATAATCCTGAGCTAGTCTGGCCGTTGCGGTTTCTTTTAGTAACGTTTGAATTTTCATATAATCGTTTAAAATTTTCCCCTCCT